ACTTTATGAAGAGAATGTCCATTTCTCTTGCAAAAAGGGGTCATATGGCCATTTTCATCAGCCAAGTGAGGGCAGACATCAAGTTAGACCCCTACTCCAAAGCTCCGATACGTCAGACGTCAGCAACGGGAGGCAATGCACTTTTACACTTTGCCAACTACATTATTGAGTTTGAGCCTCGATTTAGATCTGATATGATTTTACAAGACCCAACAAAGAAGCAGCCAGACCCTAAGACCAACCCTATTATTGGTCATTGGGCCAAAGCTACGATTAAGAAGTCCCCAAATGAGAAGACCAATAATACCATTCCGTACCCTATCAGATATGGTAGAACTGGCGGCAAGTCTATTTGGGTAGAAAAAGAACTCGTCGACTTGTTGTATATGTGGGAGTTCGTCACCAAAAAAGGTGCTTGGATTACAATTGGCGAAGAGTTTAAGGAACTTGTTGCTGGCGTTACGCAAGATTTGCCAGAAAAGATACAAGGAGAAGCTAATCTATTTAAGATGATTGAAGAAAATGAGGAGCTTTCTGAGTTTTTAATTAATTATTTTAAATCCAATATTGGTGAATTAATTTGAAATTCTTAACCCTATATGGTAAAGAAAAGCCTCTTAAAAGCCCACATAAGTATAAAATTAAGTGGAACGGTAAATGCCGTAGCAAATTCCAAGCAGAGGTAAGAAAATACATATATAAGCATTGGAGATATGATGCTGTATATGAGGAATTCAGGGTTATAGGCACTCAATTATCTTTAGATTTCTACAACCACAATAGAAAAATAGCGATTGAAGTGCAAGGAGCCCAGCATTTACAGTTTGTAAAGCATTTTCATAAGACTAGGGCTAACTTTATTCGCCAAATACGTAGAGATAACAAAAAAATAGAATTTTGTGAAATGAACGACATAAGATTAATAGAAATTTACCCAGATGACGAATTATCAGAAGATTTTTTCGCAAACCTTTTAGGGTAGTGTAAAATATTGAGGATGGAATCTAAACCTAAATTTAAAAATTTTGAATTACCCCCTAAAATTCTGACGCAATTATATGAACTTACGGGTGGGGCAGAGTCCTATAAGGGCTTTATAATAGCTTACTGCAATGAAGATGGTACTCCAGTCGTCTACACAAACTGCGAGTCTCAAATTACAGAGTCTGGGCTTATTAAATCTATAGAAAATTACATAACCGAGTATACCCAAAATAGTTATGAATTGAGCCAAGAGTCAGAATAGTGCTTGACAAGCCAAGCGCTTTATGTAGTATGGGCTACATATGATATATAGTCTTGAAATTGAAAAGCAGGTTTTAGCAGCCTTTATACAAAAACCAAATACACTCATAAACTTCATGCACCTGATTGGTGAATCGGATTTTTATGATGGATCGCTATTGCACAAAACTATTTTTGCGGTTATAAAGAGGGCTTGTCAAAAAGACGAAAGTATCGATGACATAGTATTGGTCCAAAGGATCAAAGATTTAGGGATAAAGTTTGAGGAAGATATTTCTCTAGTTGATTATGTAAGATCTCTTTCGATGAGGAGGATCAACTCAGAAGAAAAGGTTGAGTCGTCCATCAAAGAGCTTAAAAAATATAGCGTTCGAAGAGAGATTACTAAAACAGCCAATAACATAGCGCAATCAATGAAAAGTGTATCTACGGACACTTCATACTTAAAGATCATTGAAAACGCCGATAAGATATATAACGATAAAATTAATTTATTTGAGGTCGGTGATGATGTTCCGTCAAATATTTATGAGGAGATGGAAGACTTTATCGAAGATCGAGGCAACAACCCAATCGATGAGTTTGGCATGATGGGCCCACACCCAAAGATCAATGAGATTTATGGGTCTCTTTTGCGACCAGGAAATATCACGGTCATTGTCGCACGTTCTGGAGTAGGTAAGACTCAGTTTTGTATGCACTACGCTACCCAAGTTTCAGCCAGGTATGATGTTCCAGTTTTGCACTTCGACAATGGAGAGATGAGTAAAGAAGAATTGATCATTCGACAATGTGCTTCTATTTCTGGAGTCGCGTCCCACTTGTTAGAAAGCGGTAAGTGGAGGCAGGCTGGACCAGAGGTCGTCTCTAAAGTGCGCTCCGTCTGGAGCAAAGTCAAGAAGCTTCAGTTTTACTACTACAACGTCGGCGGTATGGACGTTGACTCTATGATAAACACTCTAAAACGTTTTTATTATTCAAAGGTTGGTCGCGGCAACAAGATGGTATTTTCTTTTGATTATATTAAAACATCTTCAGAGAATGGTGGCAACAAAAGCGAATGGCAAACAGTTGGCGAAATGGTAGATAAGTTTAAGAAGTGCATACAGAAAGAAATATTAGAAGAAGGCAATCCAGTAATACCAATGATTACATCCGTCCAGTCGAATCGTAGCGGCATCACTACTAACCGTCAGAGCGCAAACATCGTTGATGACGAGTCTATCGTTTCTCTCTCTGACCGCATCACTCAATTCTGCTCTCATATGTTCATTCTACGCCAGAAAACAAATGACGAAGTTGCAGAAGAAGGCAATCAGTTTGGCACACATAAACTCATTAACGTAAAGTCTAGACACTTGGGTAAAGATATCGCGGGCGCAGTCGAGCCTGTTCAAGTCGACGACAACCTTCGTAAGAATTTTGTTAATCTATCTTTTATGAACTTTAACATCACAGAGTGTGGGGATTTACGAGATATCGTAAACTTCAGAGATACTGGCGGGGATTTAAATCAATCTTCTTCCAACGGAATTCCTTCATTTGATGACCTATAGAGAATCATTAGATAAGTTGGGCTACCCGCTCCAAGATTGCGGCTCTCATTGGAGAACTCGGGCTATATATAGAAATGGAAAAACAAACACTTCTGTTATTATCTATAAAGACAGCGGTGTTTGGAAAGATTTTGGCGGAGACAACCAAGCTAAACCTTTTTCTGCTTTAGTGCAGGAAACATTAAATACAAACGACCCCAAGACGCTCAAAGAATATTTGATTGACGCTCCAGATCAACAATATAAACCCAAACTTATAGAAGAGAAAATAGAAATGGAAAAAATATATCCCGAATCCCATTTAGATAAGCTTCTGCCAATGAAGACTTTCTATGAAAAAAGAGGCATCTCTTCTAAAACTCAAGATAAGTTTAAATGCGGTTATGCTGGCGGTGGTAAAATGTACCGCAGGATTGTATTCCCCATTTATGATTTAGATAACCAGATACACGGTTTCTCTGGTCGCAGTGTTACGGATGATAAAAACATTCCTAAGTGGAAACATATGGGTCGTAAAACAAATTGGGTTTATCCCCATCATCTTTCGTGCAAAAGCATAGAAGAAAAAGAGGAAGTTATACTCGTAGAAAGCATCGGCGATTGTATGTCTCTTCATGAAGCTGGCCATGATAACGTATTAATGTTAGCTGGTTTAGATATCTCAGCAAAAATGATTTCTTACCTTAACTCATTCAACTTGAAGAGAATTATTATTTCTACAAATAACGACGATAGCAAAGAGGTAAATACGGGAGCCTTAGCTTCAATAAAAATTGCAGCGAAGTTATCTTCGGTATTTGATTTATCATTAATAAAAATCAACCCACCAGTTTGTAATGATTTTGGCGAGATGCTAGAATGCGATACGGGCATGTTAGACAATTTTAAACAGTGGTATGAACGAAAAAATAAGTGGAGTTTAGGAGAAGATTCTTTTCAACGGTACATTGTTAAACAAATAAACAAATACGAGCAACTGAAAAAAAATGGACAGTGCAAAAAATTAATTAAAATTTTAAATGGAAGTTAAACTATCAGCAAGCCGCATTAAGACGGCGCAATCGTGCAGTTGGATATACTGGAGCAAGTACAAACAAAAACTGCCCGATACAAATAATGACGGAGCTCGTCGGGGTACGGTGTGCCATAATGTTTTTGAATTCCTTTCTAAACAAAAAACCAAAACCCACTATAATAAAGTAGTGAAGTCTAAAGACCCGTTTGCTTCTAAAGCCGTTCAGGATTTGATCATGTCAGACGCTACAGAGCTTGGAGTTACAGATGATGATAATATGAATCTAATAAAACAAATGATTCTTAACGGACTTAGTTGCAATTTTCACGGAGAAGATCTGGGTATACCAGACGAAGCTCATGCCGAGTTAGATTTTGACATAGAGCAAAATGGTTATCATATTCGCGGGTTTATTGACCAATTATTTCTGTATAAAGATAAAAAGATAGCCATTATTCGAGATTATAAGACTAGCAAAAAAATGTTTGAGGGTAAGGAAAAGGAAGATAATCTTCAAGATTACATGTATTCACTTGCGGTCAAAACTCTTTTTCCAGAATATGTGAATAGGACTTCTGAGTTTTTATTTTTAAAGTTTGACTTAGATAAAAAAGGGCTGATGAAAATGAACCCTATTGACGAAGATGACCTAGAAGGTTTTGAACTACAACTATCTTCGGTTCAGGATTATTTAGAAAACTTTGATGAAAAAGACGCCGTATCAAATTTTGCTATAGACA